TCTTTGTTGGTCATTAGCAATGATGACTCTTGGGTACATGGATAAGATCCGGAATGACGGAGCGTTTTTAGCCGGCTTGACCAGTGGGGTCTTAGGATCTTATGGTATCAGTGTGAACAAAAAGAAACCTGGAAATACTGCTAAAATAGTAGATAACAAAGACACTAAAGTAGGTATTCAATGAAAAAATTACTATTACTAGGTTTATTTATAGCTGCACCTTGCTATGCAAACGGTGTACCAACTTGGAGTACAGGTTCTAGTAACCGTACAGAAAATACAACTCAGACTATCACTCGCAGTATTGTGACTGAGAAATATGGGTCTGAAATAAACACTTGGGAAGGATCTAATATATCTGTAGCTGCATCTGCTGGTATTGCTGGGGGTGATGCAGTATTTACTGTTGACGATTCATCATTACCTTGGTCGCTAAATATTACAACAAGATCCGCAGGTCTTATTGAGCAAATAACTCAGAATGACACGATTAACACAACAAGCGTTATTACTAGCTTGTCTGTCTTTAGTCAGTAGTCCTATCAGGGCATCAGAAACTGACGTTATAGCTCAACCTAATGCTGTTGGTAATTCCAGTATTATTAACCAAAATATGAATGTTAATAATGGAATGACAGGTAAGTTACAGTTTGGAAATTTAATATGTAGCCAACCAACTATGGCATTTACACCTTTCTATACAGGTAATGATGCAAGAAATCCTAACCCAGAAGGACCTACATATAGCGTCAACCAAGGATGGGGGTTTCAAATGTCATTTATGGTTCCTCTTGGAACTAATAATGATACGTGTTCTGAATTAGCAAAAGTAAAGCTAGACCTAGCCAAAGAAGAATTAGACAAGCAAGTCCATGATAAGCAGCTAGTTCGTATTTTGAAGTGCGGACAGCTTCACGCATCAGGCTACATGATAAACCCTGCTTCTAAGTTTGCATATATCTGTAATGATGTAATTAATATACGAAGTTATGTTAAAGCTAATCCCGAAAAATTTAAGTAGCTAGTTTAGACACCACATAAGTTACCCAGTACAGGTATGTGAACTCTAGCTACCTTTATTATTATCCATCTTTTCCTTCACACTTGCGACTTCTTTTTTAAGAATCTTAGTAAATATTTTCTTAAAGGTTTTCTTAATAAAAGCTAGTACAGATTGCATAGCAATCCCCCCTACTACGCTTGCTACTGAAGCAGTACCTGCAGCGATTACAGAGGATGCAATGACTTCAGGGGCAGGTATAGGCATTTCACCATAAAAAGGTATAGTAAAGGTAGCTATAGCTTCTTCACTTGATAAGGTTTCTTTGGTTTCTGGCAGGTTTTTCGGTATTGATTCTGGTGTTACTTGCAACCCTTCCTCCGTTGCAGATTCTTTTTCTTCTACGACAGAAGCTTCCTGACCTGCCAAACCCGACTCTACCTGTTCCAGACTTGGAAGAAGAACTGGATCTAGATATGGAATCTCTGCCACAGGTGGATAGAATATTGTATTAGGTGGTACGAGAATATAATCTGTATCAGGCAGATTAATTTCTGGTATATCCACTAATCAGCATCTTCAATAGTTTTTGTTTTCATTTAGTCTGCGGCCTCTGGAGTATTTCCAGCAGCTAACCATTCTTCATATTCTCTCCATGCTCTTTGTGCTGACATTGGTATAGACGTAATCGTGCCGTCATCTAAAATTCTTTTAATTGATTTATTAACACCTGTCTCTGAATCATCTTTGTAAAGTTTGTATCGTGTTGCCATAGTTAAAGCTCCGAGTTAAATTCAAGAACACCTGTATCTTCTCTAGAAATCATAACTCCTCCTGCTCCATCAGCAACGCTTGCATTGCTTACTTGCGCTCTTAATGTCATTCCATGCAATTCAGTCCTATTTATATGTTGACTTGCACTTGTATAGGTAGAAAATTGATTCCAATTAAAATAAACACTAGAATTTTGTGATAAAAAATTACATTCCGTAGCTGTTGCTGTATATGATGGATGCGCTCGCATACTAGTAGGAAAAACTGGCACCCAATATATATATCCTGATGATGATGATTGAACAAAAGCTGATGATGGATATGAGTCAGCATTTGGAAGGTGTATTATAAATTTATATCTTTGGCATTTTCGTAAAGTATCACCATAATTTTCTCTAAAACAAGGTGTAGCAGTATCTCCATATTCAAGTTTTATATTTGCAAAATCAAGTGTGAAAGCAGTTGTAGCAGTATCAGTTGAGGGTATTTGAAAAAGCCTTATTTGTGTATAGTGGTCTGGTACATTTTGTAAAGAACCTAAAGTTTTACCAGTCAGACTAGGCACAGTAAATGTGAAACTTTTTTTTGTCCAAGTTGAAGTCGCTGTAACATTACCTACAATTGTAGAGGTTAAAGTGCTTCCACCAGAACCAAAGTCTTGCACAACTGCAACGTGACCAGAACCACCAGCAGGATTAGTACCTTTCACCCAATAACTTAAAGTAACTTCTCTTCCGCCTAACCTAGTAAGATCCTCTACAAATTGTGCTAAATAAAGATTGTTATTAGCAGTAGTAACCTCCAATCTAAAATAATGTTTTGGATTATCAGGAACATCAGTTTGGCCTACTGTAAAATCTTGCCTACTTGTTTTATATGAAGCACCTGAAGCATTTACATACCACATATCTGCTGTCAAAGTACCAGATGAAGTAGTAGCTGAACTTATCGCAGTTTGTTTTTGACAAATATCAAATTGTGGATTTATGAAAATATTTTCATTAGAAATATTACTTGCTTTTAATGAACAAGTTCCATCAGAATTATTAATACTGATAGCAGCCGTGCTAGCACCCACGCCTTTTATTGAATTAACTTTGATCTCAGACATTTAATCAGCCTCCTCTGTAACTCCTTTCTCTGTGTAAGGATCCTCACCATTACACCATTTTATATACTCTTGATAGTCTGTATTAGCAGGATCAAAAGGAATATATTTTTCACCCTTATATATAACACCTGCGTTATCTGAAGTCATGCCGTTTGTGTAAAATTTGTAATCAGCCATAATTAAGATTCTGCACTTGCGGTAAAAGTAAAAGCTCTATAATCACCCGCATTAGCACTTCCTCCCCAGTGTACACCAACATTATATTTTGTGTTAGTGTTTACATTACTAGCGGTCTGACTACCCAAACCACTGCCCTGCGTAATTGTTATTGTTGGAGTAGCACGTTTTGTGACAGCAAATTCATTTAGAGTTATTCCTCCACCAAATGCTCCGCCAGAGTAAGCAGCTAACAATAATCCATTACCAGTTTCAAAATATCTTTGACATAAAGCAAGCGTCTGAGAAATTGGTAAATGCTCAAAATCTGTAACACCGCCTATTTCTACCTGTACTCCTGTTATTTGCAAAAAATCATTAATTGCTGAATTAAAATTTATTGGTGAATTACTTGTAGCCATTTTTTGACCTGCTTGCCATGCGTCAAGAGTACTAGTTTGAAAATCTGTACCAAATGTACCCCACCTTATTCTTATGCCTATATTATCGCTTTCTACAGGCCAGCTTCCTGTTGTGTCGCCTGCTACTGTAAACGATACTCTTTGCCAAGTATTAGCAGATGCAATAGTAAATTGGTGAACAAAACTTCGATTATTATTATTATTTACTAAACCAACAGCTGAATTGCCTGTTTTATTCGATTTTATATAAAAAGAAACCGCCAATGTTTTAGCATTAGCTGTACCAAAATTTAATCTTTGTATATCTGTTCCTTCTATTCTATACTCAATTTTTGATTGATTATTTGTGGAGTAATCACTATCCGCAGTGGTACAAGTAACTTTTAAAGACTTATAAAAACCTTCAGGAGCATCATTTTCTTGAGTTCCTGTTTGCACAGCAGAACTTAAAATATTAGCTGCGAAAAACCTATCAACAACATATGTTAAAGCAGTGGTGATGTTTGTAAAAGATGTTCCACGTTGAGCCACTTGCATAGCTCCATTAATTATTAAATTACGATTACTTAATTGTCCACCATTTATAGAACTAATATTTTGAAGGCTGTCATTTGAATCTTTAGTTGCAAATACACCAGTCTCATCACTAGGTAAATTAATTGTTTTATCTGACGAGGGGTTAGAACTAGGTGCAGCTATTATTACACCATTACCAGAAGCGTGTTTTAGTTTGATTTGACCACTCATGTTAGGTATCTCCTAAACGAATAAAAATAAATCCTGTATTTACATTATCAGCACTTCCAAAAACAGAACTGCCTGTCCCTACAGAAACTGCATTAAATCTGACTTTAACTTGACTCGTATCAGTAACATCTATAAAAGCAAAAGAAGTTCCACTTCCATTACGAGCATTAGTTCCATTATTTCCATCTGCGGCTTTAGAATGAATACTATATGTGTTGTTGTCGGTTGTAACTAAAGTATTCACTACAACACTGTCAGCGCCATTAATAACAAAAGTGGCAACTACAATAACAAGATATTTACCTGTGGTTGGAAATGTAAAAGTACCACTTGATTCTGACATTCCAGTGCCAATTTGGGTTGCTGCACCTGCTCGGTCATTTCTAGACAAATTAGCAGTAATAGCTTGATCTGAAGTAACTGAATCTGTTAAATACCAATAATCAAAATCTGATATTCCTTTTACTGAACCTGCAGCCTTTGCTGCTGTAACTGCATTTGCAGCCAACATATCTGTATCTACTATTCCGTCAGGCAAGCCACCTACAGCTATTCCTGTAATAGTATTAGAAGAACCATTGATTTCTACTGCCATTAGACAAAAGTAAGAACAGAAGGACTATTTACAGTAAGTGTAGCATTAATTGTTAGGGGACCTGCAACCATAGCGTTATGATTTGCAGTTATTGTGTAATTATTATCCATAGTATTTTCACTCTCAAAAAATATAGATTCACCGCCACCACCTTGCGCTCCAGCCGTAATACCAGTAAGGTTTGATCCATCAATAGCAGGTAAAGTTCCTGTTATGTTTGCTGCTGGTATAGATGTTAAATTAGTTGCACTAACAGCAGGTAAGGTTGCTGGAAATCTAGCATCGGGTATTGTTCCACTACCTAAATTACTAGCATTTAAATCTGTTAAGCTTCCACCATTTATAGCTGGTAATGTACCAGTGATATTAGCAGCAGGTATAGATGTTAAGTTAGTTGCTGACGCTGCTGGTAGTGTTGCAGGGAACCTGGCATCAGGTATTGTTCCGCTACCTAGATTAGTGGCATTTAAAGATGTTAACGCTGCTCCTGAGATTGCAGGTAATGCTCCTGTCAAACTGGCAGACGGTAAATTTGTAAGATTTGTTCCGCTTGCTGTTGGTAAAGTAGCTGGAAATCTAGCATCAGGAACGGTTCCAGAAGTTAAGTTAGATGCGTTTAAAGCTGTTAAATCAACAGCAGCCCAACTAAGATTTCCATTTGCATCTGTTTTTAAAAACTGACCGTTAACAACACTAGTAGGCAAGGTTAATGTATAACTTGCACCTGCACTATGGGCTGGTGATTTAATTTTCACTCCATGACTATTTTGTGAGCAGTTAAGTTGTATTGTTCCATCAGAACTACTACCATCACCTTTCACCTCAACAACACCTGTACCATTTGGATTTAACTTTATATTGCCATTTGTTGTGCTTGTATTAATCTCACTAGCTTGAACATCAAGGTTACCGCCTAACTGTGGGGTAGTATCTTCAACTACGTTACTTAGACCACTACCTGCTGGAACTGTTGCCCACTTTACACCAGTAGCTTCATTACTATCTGCAACTAATACATAGTTATTTTGACCAACAGAAAGGGCTGTAGGATCACCAGTTCCATCTCCAACTAAGATTTGACCTTTAGTAGCCAAATCAGTATTCATGACGGCTCCAGCAGCATTTACATTAGTTGCATCTGTAACATCAGCACTAGCTTCTATACCATTTAATTTACTATGATCAGCATCAGTAAATACATTACTATCACTAGCTGCTTCTACTGCTGCTCTTATTTCTGCGTCTGTTTGGTCAGCCGTAGCATTTGCTTCTATTGCATTTAATTTACTATGATCAGCATCTGTAAACACATTAGAATCTGTTGCTGATTCAACAAGAGTTCTTATTTCAGCAGCAGTTTGATCAGCCGTAGCTGAAGTTTCAATACCGTCAAGTTTTGTGTGATCTGCATCTGTAAATACATTGCTATCAGTAGCATTTTCTACAAGAGTTCTTATTTCTGCTGCTGTTTGATCTGCTGTTGCACTGGCTTCTATGCCATCTAACTTTGTTTTGTCACTAGCTGACATACTTCCAGCATTAGATCCAGAAGCTGCTTGTAATTTAGAACCAGCTATAGCTGCACTTGCATTTATATCAGCATCAACAATAGTTCCATTAGTAATCATTGTTGAACTAACAGTTCCTGTATCTCCTGTTGTTACAACTGTTCCTGTGGTGTCAGGCAATGTAATTGTTCTATCAGCAGTGGGATCTGTAATTGCTAATGTTGTTTCATTTGCATCATCAGTAGCACCTTCAAATACAAGATTACCTGTAATAGTTTGTGTTCCATCTCTTTTTACATAATCATCAGCTATTTCTTGTATTCCATTTATTAATTGATCTGTACTTGTATCTAAATCTGTTTCTGTAAGAACGCTTCCATCTTGAAAATCAACAGCTTTTGTACTTACATTTGTATTCCTACGAAAAACAATAGCAGCACCGTTTGCAGGTTCATTGCCACTGGTAAAGGTAATTTGAGTAGCACTAGTAAAGGTATAATGAGTTCCTAAAGTTTTTAGAACACCTGCGACTGTTACATCTATGTCAGTATTTTTTACATAAGTAAAAGATATAGCAAAAGGACCAGCCGTAGTATTACCAGTGTGACTTGTACTTGTGGTTGTAGTGTTGGTAGCCATGATTTTACTGCCTTGTTTTTAGTTTACCTTAAAAAAAGGTTTTGCATCGATTCGCTTTGTCTTTCCTTTTCTCTTATATATGCAGGTAATTTAGATTTTGCGCCACCCTTTTCATCCTCTAAGTTAAATAATTTTAACTTTGCTGCTCCTATATAAGGAGTAATCATTTGGTTTAAAAACTTTCTTAAGGTAGATGATGTGTTTATTTTATCACTAAGAAGTGTTGATTTATCAAAAATAAATTCTTCATCTATTTCTCCATCATCAATAAAATCTAACAACTGTAAAACTTTTTTATCTTTTGCGATTGGAAAAAGTCTTTCATATGCAGTTTTACCGTTTTTACTTTCAATGCCATTGTCATCTAATTTTATAGAACCAATAAAATCTTTTAAATTCCTATATTGTGTTGAGTTTAAAAGAATACCGCCTTCTGGTGATTTTTTAAACAAATGAGCAGATGGTGGTCCTATTTTAGATTTACTTCTGTATAAAAGACTAATAACAGGATCATTTAAAGAAGTTCCACGAAGAGTAGGATTCATTCCACTGTTAGGTCCAAAATTCTTAGGATACTCTAAAAACTGATTAGTAAGCCAATGACGTTCTGGTTGTATATCTATTTTAAATGGATTGCTTGCTTCATACTCTTTAAACATTTTTAATACCACTTTTCTAACAAGAAAGTCACCAACAAATCGTGGCTTTTCTGTTTTCAAAGTTCCATATAACGGATGGTCTTCTGTTAGCAAAGTACCGTCAGGTGCTTTTGTTCTTACTTCTTGTTTTATGTAATCACCTTTTTGTATGGATTTATCATGTCTAAAAAAGCCTTTTAATTTTTTACCTGACCTTGGATCAGTAATTGTATATTCTCTCTTTTTTATACCTTTTCTTAATGAAGAAAGTGGAATAAAAGCAGAATGAAGATAGTTTGCTAAAAAATTAGGTAAAGCATCAGGTCTGTTTTCAATAATCTCAAAAACTGTTTGTAAGTTTTCAAGCATTGGAATATTAAAAATATCTCTAGCTAAAGCAGTAGTCATAATTAAAGCTGCATTTTCTTGATCTTCATCACTAAGATATTTACTATATGTTCCCCACCAACCTGCTGCTCTAAATATTGCACTTACTGGATCAAGTCCAATCCTACCAACATCAATAAAATTATATTTTGGTTCTCCATCAGGACCAAGTACAGGTTCTTTTGTCTCAGGATCAGTAACTAATAATCTCAAAGCATATCCTATGTCACCAGTATATTGTCTTATTTTATCTTGAACCCAACTTGGGTCATTACCATCAACTAAAGCAACTTTCGCAAACTTATTTCCAGCAGCCATACTTAAACCAATAGCAGCAACCCATATACCACCGCCCATTCTAGTTGTACCTCTAGCTCTTGCAGAAACAGATGGATCAGCACTTTGTAATTGTTTTCTATGTGTATCTAACATTCCTTTTAATAAAGGATTATTTGTTAGCTTAGTTGCCATTGGCGTATTTTTTAACAAGGTCTGTTGCAAATTAAGCGGTGTATTCATAAAAGGTATTAAAGGCTTCCATCCAGGATGTTTAAATGCGTTAACAAATGAATTATCAATTCTAGTAGTAAATGTACGATCAGCAGCATAATCAAGAGCATCTCTTATTTTTAAAAACAGATCTTCTCCTATTGCAACTGTTTCTCCCTCTGCCCCAATAAAAGCTTTAGATTCAGAAATCCCTTTAAGAGAAAGGTCTAGTTCTTCTCCTTTTTTAGCAATCCAACTTGTACCAAGTTCAAAACTTTTATCAACATAGTCATCTAAGGCTTTACCATCTAAACCTTTTCTTAAACCATCTTCAACTAATGATCCCTTTAAAAACATTCTAAAAGATAGCTGTTTGTTATATTCATCTTCTGCTAATAAAGCTCTTCCAGGACTTCTATTAAGAGTTCCAAAACTATTAACAAGATCAGGTATAAGACCTTTTTTAATATATTGTGCCATGTTCATTTCACCTTTAATTACTTTTTGAAGACCCTCTCCGTCATAACTACCGCCTTGCATACCTATAGCAAATCTTTGTGTAGGGTCATTACCAGAATCAACAATCATTCTTGATTTATCTAAAATATTTCTTTCGTCTTTAAAAGCTTGCCCTGCTAGTTTTAAAGCATCACTTTGAGCTTGTTTAAACATGGCAAATTCAGCCATTGCTCTTCTAAATAAAATAGGATCTAAACCTTCTTTGGATATTGAACCTGCCAATAAATCGGCTGGTCCTTTAATAACATTAAGCATAGTACCAATAGTATTTCTTGCATGAGTAGCAGGGTTAGAAAGAATACCATTAATAAACACCTCGTTGCCAACTTTCAAGGCTTTACTTGCAAAACTGTCTTTTACAAATTTTTGTAAAACAAACGGATCTCCATGAGCAGCAGCTAGTTTACTAGCAAAATCAGCAAACCCTTCAAAATCATCTTCTTCTAAAGCTTTAAGTACATCATCTTGTGTAAAACCTAAATTTTGAAACGTATCATCTATGTCTTTAGCTACATCTCTAATAACTTCTGATCCACCACCTTTAAGTTCTTCTGATCTTTTTACTTGTATATTGCTCGCTGTTACTTGACCTGGTGTTTGACCTGTTACTGGATTAGGTGCGCTTGCTAACTGTCGTGCGTATAAAGCTCTACCTACAACAGTGCCAGCCCTACTATCACCAGTTATTAATCTATAAAAGTTTATTGTTTGTATTGCAAGTTTTCTTTTTAAAATTTTTGCTTCTTCTGAATTAATAGGTAATGTTTTTAATAATTTGCCACCATCACTTAAGTTTTCAGCAACACCAGTAATACGTCTAACAGAAGCAGCCATTAAAACAGGTAACTTAAAACCATACTTATCTGAAAATTCTTTTAATTCTTGTATTACTTCTTGTTCTAAAAAATCATCTGCATCTTCAATCAACATATCATCAGTAACTATATTTTTATATTTTGGATAATATTCATTTAATTCTTGTTCATAGGCAGCTTTTATTTTTGCAACTTCTTTAGGATCATCACTAAAAAGATTCATATTTCTGCCTTCAAAACCTACAGGTGTATCAGTTGTTTGAAACTTTTGCTTACCTTTTTGACTTCTTATTTTCTTTCTAGTAACTAATTCACTATCACTAGCAACTGTTCCTAATTGATCTAAATCAACTTTGTTTATTTCTAATGAATTAGCTGGATCAAAATATATTCTTACCTGATGAAGTCTTTTGCCTTTACCTGCCTTCTTTCCTCCTTGATGTGTTAAGCCACCAAAGCCTTCTCTTTGTAATTCTTCAGTAAAAGAATTAAATATGTCTGCCGTAGTGTTAGCACTCTTCCCACGACTATTAGAATAAAGTTTTATTTCATCATATATTTTACCAATACTGGGATTTGGCCCTACATCGTCTAATACTCTATCAATTATATCTGCATAGTCACCAAGAGTATCTTCATCAAAGCTAAAGATTCTTCTTATTTGTTCAATTTTCTCAGGACTTGCAGGTGCATCTAAATCAAAAAACTTTACAGGTTGTTTTTCAGTAACTTTGTAAACAACACCAGTAGATTTTTTACCTTTTACTCTGTTTTTCTTTCGGTATTTAGCAGCAGTTACTAAATCTTCTGTCACATAAAAACCATCTCCATATAAATTTTCTACAGCTTTGCCAAATTCACCACCTTCTACAAGGTTTATTTCACTAGCAGCACCATGATAAAACTCGTTTTGTCCTCTGGTATCAGGTAACTCTAATCGTGTTGGGGTTTTTGTTACTACATCATCTGTTACTGGTGCTACATCTACTAAGTCATCGCCATTTCTAAGGACTTCATCCATTGAGTTATATTTTCTTACATTAGAAAACTTATTAAATTTTGATTGTTGTAAATTAAAAATTAATCTTTTTGTAGCTTGTGGTGATTTTTTAAAAGAATCAACAACATTTATAAAAGCATCTGCAACCTTCTGAGGGTTTAAAACTGCGTCAAAAGTTTTATTAGCTATCTTTGCAGTTACACCACCTTCAATAAATTTCTTGATAGTTTCTTTTGCTACGTTAGATTCTTCTTCTGATTGTGCTGCAAGTAATTTTGCTACTGGTCCAATTAAAGGAGTATCGACTAAATAATTAGAAAGATTTTTATCAAAGGTATCAAAGAAAACTGATGCTGTAGTACCACCTGCTAATACATCTTTCCAAACAAAATTTGATAAACCTATAGAACCTAATAATTTAAAGGCTGCTGTATATGGTATTCCATATTGCACTCCTAATTTTGTCAAGTTGTAACTAAGACTATTTTCATCTTCTTCTGGTATATATACACCTAACTTTTCATTATCAAAAAAGTCTTTAGCTGTATATTTGTTACCACTTAAACCACCGATTGCACGACCTGCAAAATTGATAGCATTTTCAGTTAAATCAAAACCAGCAGCTAGACCAGCCCTTACAGTTTGTTCATCTTCTTTTCTAAGAAGCGGTACATTATCTACACCTTCTTGAAAATTCGTAACTGTTTGCTCTGTAATCTGGCTTGGCATAACAATACCGCCTGATTGTTTTGTAAGAGCATTAATGAGCATATTTGGTATGTCTTGTATGCCTGTAGTTCTTAGTTCTTCATTCCTTGTAAAGTCATCAGTTTTTTTAGATCCAATTCCAAAAGCACCTTCTGGTACTGTATTCTCATCTTCTTTGATTAAATTTGAATCAGTCATACTACCTGTTCATTAAAAGGTTACGAGCATTAATTAAAGTCTGTCTAACTGTCATTGCATCTATTGTGGCATAGTTTCCAGCGTTGTCATTATCATACATACCTGTACCATCTGGTCCTTGTATTGCAGCAAATTCAAAAGCTAAATCTTCATGTGCTGCTTGCAAGTCATCACTTTGTCCAAGTAAGTAAGCTGATAATGCTGGTCGTTTCCTACCACTTAACAACATACCCCAAAAAAGCCTATCTTGTACTGCTGGTGTCATAACAGTTTCTTTATCAATACCAGAATAAATTCTTGCTTCTCTTAAAACACCAGGAGTAAATTGATAAGCACCTACTGCAAACACTTCATTATTAGCTTGCATCTGTTCCATCTCTGCTATTGTCTTGCTTGTTATATTCATCTCCCCTGCCGAGTCAGTTGTACCACCGTTATATGCGTTATACAGACCACTACCCTCTGACTCACCGCTTCTTACTAATTCTGCTAATCCTCCAAGATCTGGGAAATTTTCTTGATTTAAAAATTCTTGTAAATTAAATTCATTATTATCAATAGTCATACCTCCTCCATACCCTGCACCTCTTCTGTTTTCAAAATTCATTACATTATCTACTTCAAATTTTTGATTACCAAAAGCAGGTGCTTCGTTTGTATTTAAAGGCGTTGGTGTTGGTGTTGTTGTTGTTGTTGTTGTATTATCATCTATCTTAAAAATATTATTTTCTATTTCACCTCTTTTTTCGTCTAGCCATTTTTTTATAGCTGATTCTGTTGGTCCTTTAATTTCTTTTCCATCTTCTGTCTTTTTATAATAATTTTCGTTTATCCATGATTCAAAATCATTATCAATTTCTTGTTCGAGTCTATATTTTTCTACATATGAATCATTATCAAGACCACCAAGATTTATTTTTAAACCATTCATACTTATTCCTTTAAATGCTCCTGATGAACTGGCTTTTGATCTATAAAACGCATCAATATCATCAAACAATTTTTTAGATTTAGTATCAAAAATTTGATATATAGATTTATATTCACTTGCTATGTTAACCGCTTGGTTTAAATCAGTCAGGATTCCATTGTCAGTAATACCTAAATCAACAATCTTATTTTTTATTAATGCTAAATTTTCTTGAGGGGTTTCATTGTCTTTGTATTCTCTTAGTTTCATACTGGTTCTTATATTTAAAATTTCAGCAGTAAAATCTTCAATGTATTGATAATTATTAGTTTTAAATATTTCATTAAGATCACTAAATTCTCTATCATTTTTCAATTTAGTAATTTCTTCTTTGTACAAAAGTCGTTGCTCTTCAGTTTCTATAGGTAATTTATTTATTTCATCTAATTTTTTTTCTAACCTTATTGTTCTTTTTGCCTTATCAATTTTTGGACCTTGAGTAAGTTCTTCATACTTTTCATCTTCTAGTTTTTCTAATACTGGTGCTATTTTTTCTTGCCATAAAGGATGTTGAGTCAAATTTCCATTGTTATTTCCATAAGGAATAGATACACCAAGTCCTAAGATTACATCATCTATTTCATCTAAATCACTAACATCAGCAGTTGTTATATAGTACTCGCCTATTGATGCTATATTTCCCAAAAGTCCTTCGTAAACTTCTGTTGCATCACTACCTGTTAATCCTAGTAATCTTGTTTGATTAATAAAATCTGTAATATGTACTTTAGCTTCTTCTTTATTACCATCTAACCAATCTCTAGTAGCTTTATCTAAATGATTTGTAGCTAAAGATTTTACTCTTGCAACTTTATAATCACTGTTTTCATCTCTTGCAAGTTTGTTAATATTTAATATTGAACTCTGAAGGTTTGTTGTAAATTCTGTCGTACCAATATCGCCACCATCATTTAAGATCTTATCAGTATAATTTTGTATATAAGACTCTCTCCAATTAATAAATTCTTCATCACTTGGAGTAAATTCTTTAATTGATCTTTGTGTTGCATTTCCATTCCTGTCAAAAGTGTCAATCATAGCATCGTGATATGCTTGCTGCATATCAGCATTAAGTTGAGAACTATATAAACTGCTGATCGCTTTACTGTAAACTCTATCAGCAAAAATACTGCCACCTACCAATCCCCTTGCAGCATCATCCCCATCTTTTTTTCTAATTTCATTTGCTTCTTTACCGACCTGTCCGCTATCAAAAACTTTATCTATAGCTAATTTAAAACCTTTTTCTTCTTCTTCTTCAATAGCTTTTTTTGCAAAAATATCAAGCACTGGATTTACTGCTGACAAGGCTTTTGTTAGTTGACTAAATCCATCTTCTTCTATTAAAGGTACAGTACTTTGCCTGACAAAAGTATCAACAGGTCTTGCTGAAGATTGAAAGGCTGTGCTTTGGTAACTAGAGGTCATGATCCAGCTACTCCTAATAAACCTGTGTAAGATCTGACACCAGCACCTAAGAAGTCAAAGATGCTACTTGTATTTGCCCTAGCAGTTGCATAAGCTTGGTTCTGCATATCTGTAGCAGCATTTAATCTGCTATCTCTTTGAGCTTGTAAACCTAAAGTATTTCGTCTAAATTGACCTTCTGCTGATTTCATTGTTTGATTTATACGATTTCTTAAATTAGCTGACTGTCTTCCAGCATCCATTGATAATAGCTGTGCAGTACGACCACCTAATCCTTCTGTAGCTGCAATAGCACCTCTTGCTTGTTGTCCTTGTATAGTTGCTGCTAATCTTTCTTGTGCTTTAGCTGCTCTTGTTTCTTTTAAGTTTGCTGCTAAACCTTCTTGTTGTTGTGCAAATGCTTGTTCTGCTGATTCTGCTGATCTTCTTGCTGCTTCATATTGATAACGTGCTGCTCGACTTGCTGCTCTGTTTCGAGCTATCATCTGCGCTCCTTGTATTCCTAAACTTGCAAAGAATAATGGCTGTACTGCTCCTAAAGCTGGTAACGCTGCAACACACATTTAAGAGATCCTCAGAAATTCGTAGAATGGTTTACTTTCCTGTCCGTATTCTTCGTGATAATTAACAAAAGTAAACCCAAGAGCTTTTAACCATTTTATAGCAGAATGGTTCTCTGCATATACCATATTGTATAGCATTTTATAATTTTTCAATAGGCTATCTACCCATTTCCTACCTTCTCTTATTAATTGTATTTTATATTTTTTATTAGTAAACAACTCATCAGTTGCTACCATCCATATACATCCATCAGAAATAACACCACATAAGCCTATAGGATTGTCATTATCATCAGCTATAGCCATGTTTGTTTGACCGTATAAATAAGATAATCTCAGTGCTTCTTCTGGCTGTTTTCCTGTTTGATAATAAGCTTCCATTTGATCCATAGTTCTCATGTTTTTTGCAACATGATTAAGATCACTTAATTTAGATTTTCTTAAATACCCCATCAAATACGTCTTGACCTCATATGGAACATAGCTTCATATTCAGCACTTGATAATGTTGTTGGTAAAAAAGTATTGTTTTTCACATCTATTTTTACTCTGTCTGCTCTACTCATAACTGGAACTTTAAATGTTCCTGTTTCTAGGCTTACTGAACCAATAGATGCGGATGCAGCACCAAGAAGACGACCAGTAAATTCTTGTGTTGAAGTGACGTTATGATCTGGAGTGACTTCTACTTTAAAAAATCCAGTATCTTCAAATTTAAGATAAAAATGTTTTAACTGTAAACGACCACTAATAATTTCACCACTCTTTTGTCCTCCTGATGATTCTGTAAGACGTTGTGATGAAAACCTATAGTGCATTTCATAAGGTTCACCAATTATGAATTTGCTATTTCTTACGTCTTTATCTGCAATAGTTATTGTTGATGTTGTTCCATTTACTACATTTGATGATACTAATTTTTGTCCTGGCTTTAATGTTTGAGTAGCTCCTACATTATCGACAAAAGTGCTTGTTTCTACGCTTGATAAAAATCTTCCTACAACCTCCATATTAGAATGTAGTTTATATGGAACAGTAATAGTAGAAACTTTAGTTGTGCTGTTGTAGGCAACAGAAACACCAGTAGTAGCTTCTGTAATTTTACGATCTAAATGATATTGAAAATCAGCGTTAGGTTCTTTAAAATCTGATTCAAAAGGTATCTTTTCTAAAAGTACTTCTGCACCTAAATCATTATATGTTACTGCTCTATCGGTTACTATAAATAAATCAGTACCAATAAAATCTATATTTTTAATTTCTCTACTTGGATCTAAAGTATATGTAAACCACGCATTTAATATCTTTTCTGATCTTGCTCCATATAACCATCTATTCACATAAAGAACGTTTGGATTTGTTGCACCTAATAAAACTAATACATCTTCATTCGTAGAAACAGCAATTTTAAAAATATCACTCGGTATTAGTCGTGGTATATGAATAGTAATATTAGTAGCATCTTTAACATTGACATTTGGATTTGTTATATATTCTCTAACTCCAGCAAAGTTTCCTTTCTTTGTTAAATAATAAATAGAACTACCAGAACCTACAGGTGCTGCTTCATCTGTTGATTCAAATTCTGTTGCTACAACTACGTTAGCTGTTTTAGGTGTTAACGTGTCAGATGATGATGATAAAACGAATTGTGTTTGTTCAGAAAATAATATTAGTTTTTCACCCATATTTACTGCATGTTTTAGAATAGCTACTTTTGTATGTGATGCAGCTACGTCTATAGGATCACTGTCTATTATTGATAAAACAGTTTCTGGAAAGAATTGAAAAAATTCTGATACTGTTGATAAAATTACATTATCATCAGCTAGAAATCCTAATCTGTTTCTAAAGAAAAATACATTATTAATTTTTGACCCAATAAAAGATGGATCAGATGCTGATATTTCATCACCAACAGTTCTTTCGCCCCATTTAGGTAAAGTGTAATTAACACCAGATAACGTATAAATATCACCATCAACTCTTGCAAATCTAAAATTACCATCCGCTTGTCTTACTAATATATGTGGCATTGTGTCGTAATTAAATTTAAATTTTATACCTGCTTCTATTGATTCTTCCCACTGACCTTCTTCAAAATTACCACCATTATTAGTAACAAACTTAACGTAATAATTATCAAAGTTTGTAGATTCATCACCTTTTACTTCAACTACCATTCCATTAGGAGCGATAGGCGGTAGATCAGTAAATTGTTGAACTGTGTTTTTTACTGTTGTTATTTGTGTATTACCTTGCGTATCAGAAGCATCTATTGAAAAGTTTGAACCATCATTCTTTTTAATATGTAAAACAGGACCATTAGCCGAAATAGTAAAACCAGTTAAATTTGAATTTAAGGTTGACTGTATTGAATTAGCAACAGTAGAGGTGCTAAGAGGATCATCATTAGATGTATCTTTAGTAGCTGTTGTACCATCAACTGTAACCCTATAAATAGTTTTATCTGTTACTTGATTAAAAAATACTATCGCCTGTGTAATATTGCCTGGTGATAAAGTGTTATCCATTGCAGTAGTTACAGTTGTATTAACAACAAAAGTAAAATCAGCAATTGTTATAGTTTTTATTTGTGATCTTGGATCTGTACAAGATAAATAACTTACACCATCAGGTGTATTTACTGTCAATTCTGTGCCATCTAATTCAAATACTCTTACACTATTTGCTGGAGTAAACATAACAACATATCTTTCGTTAACATCTCTGTTAATCATTCTTACATGACTATTTGTTATCAATCCACCTGTAGCAATTAATTTACTAACGAACTGACTACCAGCACGTTTTGTAAGACCTAGAACAGGATCACTATTAGCATTGTCCTGTATTTCAGCATGGTCAGGTTGTTTTGTAGATTCAGAAGCTTGTGAGACTCCTCTTAATAAGGTTGGAATTGACCTCGATACAAGACCCATAATTACCTAATAATTGCGTTTGCTGGTGAATAAGTATCAAAGACACTTGTTAAAGAAGGATCACCTCTTAATACATTATGATCAGCATTACATAAATCAGTTTCCATTAGTATAGCTCTTGCTCT